TAATATAAGAGGGCAATGAAAAATGTGATATGGTTGAGAGGTGAGCGCTGTGCCTGAAGAGACTGAGAGGTTCGTGAGCATCCCGGCGAAGGGGATGGCGGACCATACGAGGAAGCACCCGAGCCACAAGATCGTCACCAAGACGCTGTCGAAGCGCGAGGGGATCTCCGCGCTCTATTGCGTGACCTGCGCGAAGATCGCCACGTACCTGTTCGAGAAGGCCAAGGGCTGGACCATGTCGAAGGCGAAGGCGTGGATGAAGCAGCACAAGGCGTTTTCCCTGGTGGAGGTCGGGGAGGCCGGTCCCGTGTTCCGGCGCATCACGGAGTCGGGCACCGAGGATGTCACCGTTCCCGTGTTGGCCGATGAGATGAAGGAGCAGGAGGCCCCGGAGAAGATCGCGGCGGAGAACCGCACCATCTTCATGTTCTCGGCGATCGAGGACGGCCTGGCGGAGCTCATGTGCCGGCGTCTGCTGGCGCTGGACAAGATCAGCGACACGGAGCCGATCACCATCATCATCTCGTCCTTCGGCGGGAGCGTGTACGCGTCCTTCGCGATCACGGACATGATGGAGTACATTCGGGCCCCTATCGTGACTATCGGCATCGGCAAGATCATGAGCGCGGGCCTGATGATTTTCATGGCGGGCGACGAGCGCCTGGTGAGTCAGAACGTGAACATTCTGGCGCACCGGTTCTCCGCAGGCGTGGGCGGCACGCAGGCCGAGATCAAGGCGCGTCAGCGGGAATTCGACATCATCCATGACCAGATGGTCGCGCATTTCATCAAGCACTGCAACCTTACCACCAAGGAAGAGATCGAGGATACGCTCCTGCGGGAGACGGACACGTACCTGACCCCGGAGGAGCTCATGCAGTACGGCATCGCGGACAGGTTCTTCGACAAGGCGGACGACGACCGGTCGGAGACGCCCGAGCAACCCGAGAGCATTTCTCCTCCTCTTACCCCCTCGGCTGACGGCACGGTCGAGGGTAGCTCGGCGAATGACACCAAAGGGCCTCTTCCGGGCACGGGGGAGGCCCCCGAGCAGGAGATCAGGGAGGCAATCGGCGGATCGCGCACCCTGCCGCTGGACAAGTCTTCAAAGTGGGACGGGTCCGCAGCGGAGGGGAGGATCAGGCGATGGGCCGGGGGTCCGAAGAAGGAGGAGATGGAATGGGCCCGGTACCGCAGGGCATTCGTCTGGTACGACCCCAAGCAGAAGGATGCATTTGCGGGCTATAAGCTCCCGTTCGCCGACGTGACCGGCGGCAAGCTCACGGCGGTGTGGGGAGGGGTGTCGGCGGCCATGGCCGCGGTGCTCGGTTCCCGGGGTGGAGTAAACATCCCGGACAAGCGGGCCGCGTACAATTTCCTGGCGGGCTATTACCGGAAGTTCGAGAAGAAGCCCCCGAAGTACCACACGAGCCAAAGCATATACGGATTCTACGGGTACGGGCAATACGGGTATGTGAGTGCCCAGTTCCAGAAAGCGCTCATCCTGCTGAAGCGGATGATCACGGCCGACCCCGACAGCGAGAAGCTGCGGAGGGCGTACCGGCTCCTGGACCCGGCGGTGAACCGGAGGACCGCGTTCAAGGCGATCGATTCGACGATGACGGCGGTCGCGACCCTCCAGACCGTGAAGGGCACGAAGGGGATCATCGACCTCGTGCGGACCACGCGCGGGGAGGTCATCACGCGCACCCCGCGCATCATCGAGGGCAAACCGATGGCCGGGACGTGGGCGGCCCCGGTCGACTCCGTCGATTGGGTGGAGAGCGACAGGAACAAGCCGTTCCGGTTCTCCGGGATTGCGCTGAGGACCGAGGCCGTGTCCGGGAACGGGCGCTATTATCCCCGGAAGGTCGTGGAGACGGCGGTGGCCGAGGCGCAACAGGAGGCTTCGGCCGTGCTCACGATCTGCGCCGGACACCCGGACGAGGAGGACACCAGCCCCATGTCCATCGTGGGCAAGGTGCCGGAGATACAACTGAACGACCAGGGCGAAGTCACATTTGTCGGGGAGATTGTCGATACGAGGCTGGGAGAGGATGTGCGGAAGCTGCTCAGATTCCTCCCCGCGGGAACGCAACCATTGTCCCTGCGGGCTAGCGGCAGCACGGTGTATGAAACGGTTGGTGGGAGCCGTCGCGAGAGGGTGCTTGAGATGCACTTTCGCGGATTTGACCTCGTGCGTCACGGGGGCGTTGTCGGTGCGGCGGTGCAGCAGGTACTCGAAAGCGGAGGTGAATAGCACATGGGCATGACCAACGAGGAGCTCCTGGCAAGTCCCGAGGTCCAGACGCTGATCGAGGCGAAGGCCACGTCGTTGATGGAGGAGATCGATTCCCTCAAGGCGGAGCGCGACGGACTGAAGGGCAAGGCCAAGGAGCTTGAGACGCAGCTCGCGGACGCCCGGGGCAAGGTGGAGGCCTACGAGGCCGAGAAGGCGCAGAGGGAACTCACCGAATACCGGGCGGGGAAGATCGCCGCGCTGGAGATCAGCCAGAGGGCGAAGGAGCTGCTCACGGAGCGCGTTGCGGGCGACACGAAGGAGACGGTCGACACGTCGATCGAGTCCGAGATGGCCTTCATCAAGAAGGTGGCGCCGGACGTGCTGACGAAGGAAGCGCCGAAGAATCGGGGCATCCCGCCCGCAGAGCATGAGGAAGGGGACGCGAAGCCGAAGGACAAGCCGAGCGACCGCGACATCCTGCGGGAGGGCAACCCGAATTTCGAGATAGCGGAAGCGATCGGGCACATCAAGGAGCCGTCCGAGGACGAGGACTAGGGGGTGAAACATCAGTGGCTAAGCAGATCATGACCTACAACGCCCAGGTGGAGAATTTCCTCCGGGCGGGGGTCCTGACGGAGTTCGAGGCCGCGGAGACCATCTACGCCGGTGACCAGGTTTACCTGGACGGCGGGGGGCTCCTGCGGCGAGCGACCGACCCCATGCTGGTGAACACCACGGGCGGAATCTGTGGTGTGGCCGAGGGGGCCGGGGTTGCGGGGGATGACGTATTGGTATGGCAGAGTGGCGTGTTTGAGTTCACCACGAACCAGACCTGCGCGATCAACCCCGGGAATTACGTGTATGTGGCGGGGAATGCCACCATGGTTGACCTTGGTGGGGGCAATTCGAACGAGATTTCGAGCGGTGTGGCCGAATCGAATACGGCCGGGACCGCGGCCGGGGAGGTAGTGGAGGTATTCATCACCCCGGTGCGCAAGCGGAGCCCGTACTTGTACGACAGCTCCACACCGTATCTATAGACTACCGCGCTTTTAGCGACGGAGGTGAAATTCTGTGAACGACGACAAGGTGATGTCCACCAAGGACATGAACGAAGCCCTGAGTCGCGGCACCTCTGGCTGGAATGAGGCACAGATCCGCGTGCTTCAGCGCCTGCTCACTGAAGCGCGGGTGACCAGCGAGGTTCCCGAGCTCCTGCGGACCGCGTTCAACACGAAGCTGTTGGACGGGTACGCGGAGTACACGGCGATGTGGCCGCGGGTGTTCGACACGCTGACCCTGACCAAGGGGAAGGCGGTCGACCTGCCGGGATTGAAGGGGATCCACATCTATAAATCTGGTGCGCAGGCAAGCGGTGAGACCGGGAGGGAAGTGCGTCATACCGGTCCCGTTTCCGGCGAGGCCAAGATGGAAGTGGACAAGTACGAGTGTATCGTGGGATTCGACGAGGATATGCTTGAGGATATCGAGGTCGATCTGATGGGATGGTTCCTGCGCATGGTCGGCCACCGCTTCAAGCAGAAGGAAGATTATGTGGCGTTCGCCTCGGTCACCACGCGCGGTGGCTCGATGACGGCGAACACGGCGACGGGACTGACCGCGGCTTCAATCGCGAGCGCGATCGCACTGGAGATGAACCGGACCTACACGGCGAACAACTACACGGAACGGGAGCCGATCGCGCCGGACACGATCATCGTGGACCCGACGCACCTCTACACCGCGCAGGAGATCCTGAACACGACCCTCACGGTGACCACGAACATGGCGGGGACGACCGCCGCGGGCGGAAGCAACGTGTTCCAGAACATCCTGAACATCGTTTCGACCCCCTACATCGACAGCGACTACTACTACATCGGGAAGGCGCGGACGTTCGGAGGATGCCTGTTCCTGCGGCGTCTGATGCTCCAGATCAAGAACTGGGAGGACCTGCTCCGGGATACCGAGAACACACGGGCGAAGGCACGGTTCGACGCGGACGTGGTCGAACCGGACAAATGGGTGCGGACTGCGTATTAGAGAGGACGCGAATGCGGACTTTGAGTTGACGGATACGGGCGGCGGGTTGATTCTCGCCGCCCGCGCTGCAATTATTACCGGGTAATAATTTTCAGGGAGGGAATGACGGATGGTTGATGACGGGTTTGTGGGCATACCGGTGAGGTTGGGGAAAATGGGGAGGAAGGGAAGCCCCGAGGCGCTGGAGCAGTGGCGCGACCTGGACCGGAAGAGGCACGAGAGGGAGGAGCACAGGGCCGAGAAGGAGTTCCGGGACAGGCGCAAGACCAAACGGGCGAAGAAGCGGGCCCCGGCCAAGCGCACGCCCGCCACCACGGGGAAGGGGGGATGACACAATGGCGATAACGAGGAACTCGCTCCCGATGGGCGACTGGCTGAAGGGGGGTATTCTTTCGACGCAGGTGAACGTGGGCGCGACGGCCACGGCGCTCCCGACCACGGCGCTGACCAACCGGCGCCTGCTGATAGTCTACAACAACTCGGGTGGGGTGATTTACCTGGGTGACTCGACGGTGACGGTGACGAACGGGTTCCCCCTTGCCAATGGCGGGACATTCGAGATAAAGCTGGACGCGGGCGTGACCCTGTACGCGATCGCATCGGCCGCGAACAAGGACGTGCGGGTGTTCGAGGGGGCCTGAAGGTTCGGCATTATTCACGCGGGGACATCCCGCGAAGGAGGATGACATGAAGAAGGCGGTGGTAGGGATTATGGCGGTGGCATTGGCCTTGGGTATCGGGGTGGCGTTCGCGGCCCCTCCGCAAGCAGTCAACTCGGCGAGCTTCGATATCGGGGCGTTCACCGGGGCGACCGCGTTCGTGGGGGAGGACGCGAAGCTCGGTATCGAGGCGGGATGGTACTGGGGCGACTTCGGGGTCGGGGCGCGATACGATCTCTACCAGAAGGATGAGTTCA